GTCTTTGAGAGAAAGTTCAGACATTTTCCCAAGGCTTTCCTTCAAACAGGAGTGCCTCAGCTTCTCTTCTCCTCACCAAACCGTCGAGCACTTTGCCTCCAGCCATGTTCCATCTTTTGATCTGCTCAGGAACACCGCCATAGTTTTCATCGTTGAGCACCTTCAAAAGTGTGCTCGAAGATAAGGCTCCAGTTCCTAAATTGAATGTCCATGATATCAAAGCATCGAACTGGTTTTGCTCCAGCGGAACCTCAACCATTCGGGAGACTCCTTTTTCGAACCACTCAAGATCCTCGCGTAACATATCTTCAGCCTCGCCAATCGTGCAAGTGTCTCCTTCCTGAACATCTTTAGTATGACCAAAACCAATGGTGGGAACCCCGGCGCTACAGAAGTATGACTCTAAGCGACATCCCTCAAACTTTTTGATTAGTGCGATGCCCTCTTTGCTTGTCTTCATTCTCTTTTCCTTAATCTTCGGAAGCGCAGTGAAAATATTAACTTGCGGGGGCGTGAAACGAAATACGGATTTCAACTTGCGATATGAACGCCACCAGTTCACTTCTCTCTGCTAACTCCTTGCACCTTTTCGTAGGATCTCATAGCGCCGAGACCCAGCATTCCCATCATAACGGGAACCAGCAGAGTGGTGTCCACTTCAGGAACCTCGATCCAAATACCGATTATGTTTGCGAGTATGACATTATAAAAAAGCCCCAAGGCACATACCCAGCCGATTGCTGGCCTCCATCCTGCGACAAACAAAGACTTATGTGCCGCTTCTGTCTTGTTGACTTCAAGCTGACCCTTTTGTAATTCGACTGCGTGTTTTTCAGCCATCGTTGCGATTTCGTGAGCCAACGCATTTTTCTGGTCTTTGTCCTCTATGACCTTATCTAATATCTTGGTGGCTGGCTCTATTAAAGAGCTGAGGATGCTCACGGCCTTCTACTCATGTAAGCGCTGGCTCCGAAATACAGACCGACAATAGATGCTTGACTTAAAAACAACATATCACTAAGAGCAGCTAGAGTGTCCAAGCGGCTGTCTGGGATAAAAGGAGCAAGAGGAAGAACAGCAAACACACACATACTAATAACGGCGACCCATGCCATTTTCTTTTGAGAGTCAGCTTTCTCTTCTTGGAGTTCAAGTTGTAACATCTCCTGATGTTTTGCTAATTCTTCGTCGGTGACGGTGCCATCTCCATCCACATCATACTCTGCGTATCTCGATTTTGGCTCTAGTTTTTTAGCGTTCATACAGTCACCAAGATGTGTTGACCAGTAACTTTGGGGGTTGTGTAACTAAGCTGACCGCCTTTGTAGGTATATACCTTTGCATCGTATATCGTGGTAATGACTTCCTGCTTGGCGTTGATTTCCCGGCCCTGCATACGCTCGGTATCAATCTTTTGGATCTGATGCTTAGGAACTTGCTGAACAGCGTTCACGCTATTTGGGAAAGGCGGTATTTCACTCATCTTCTTTCTTCCTAACAGGATCTCTGAATATGTATTTACCTTTTCCAGCTTCGGCTGAAGGAATCAATCTTACCTCACAAAAACCATCAAATTTGTTGGTTTTACTGCGTAACCAGTTGTGAGTATGAACGCTTTGATGAACTAATGCATCACGATATTCGAGGCAGCTAGTAAGTTCTTGAAAATATAACTCTGTTCCCGTCGGCACTCCACCCGGAGTCAGAAGCACCAAAACAAATATCATAAGCGTCATAATCTACGCTTCTTTTTCAGTGCTTGAGTTCTTTCTGCTTGAGGTGCAACAAGCTCCCATGTGAGCACATCCACATCAACTTGGTGGGCAGTGCCTAATACTCTTGGCATGGAGTTTCTAACATAAATCATCGCCCCGTAACCACACTGTTGATGATTAAACCTTAACCATTCCATCGCGACTTGGTGACGTTTTGCCGGTGGATTTACCAGCTTTAGTTTATTCCACTCTCTGAGGTCGCAAAACCGATCAGGGTTTTCTGGGTCGTAATCGAGTCTTACTGTTTTTGGAGCATTATCTGAATTAACTGAGCCAGCTTTTCGTCCGTCGATTTCAGCGTTTCCTGCTGCTGACTCAGGCTGTCCACCACCGCTTTGATCTGCGTCTGATTGACTGCGCTCAACTGTCCGTTGGCTACCGCTTTCTCCGCTGTCTCCTTTACCACTTGCTCGATTCTAGCCACCTCCGAACTGGTAGCTTGCGCTTGTGCTTGCATAGAACCCCAAGCGATTGCTCCTGATATAGCCGCCGCTGCGATTGGTAGCGCCCATGTTGGAATTTTTACTGAAGTACCTTCACTCATTTTCAGACCCCTAAATAAATTGGAATAAGTAAACTGCCGACCAGCAAAATAATAACACTCCAACTCAAGCGTTCAAGGCGGTCAAAACGCTTCGATCCTTGCTCTAGCCTCTCCTCGATGCGCTTATATCGAAGCGCACATTCTCTCTCATGAGTGTGGATCTCATGCAAAGCTTTCTGACCCTCATCCACTGTTTTACTGAACGACTTCTTTTTCTGGCTCTTCTTCTACTGCTTTGACCGAGTTTTTGAGATCCATTTCTCGTTTAGCAATCGCCAGTTGAAGGTCATGTGCATCTTCTTGCAAGCCAGCTATTTGATTCATCGTGTTTTCAAACCTTGCTTTGAGATTTTGCAATCTCACAATCTGACGATGTTCCTCTGGTTTGAGATCTTCTATCTTGTACTCTTCACCAAATATGGTTACTACAGGTGTCTCTTCAGTGTTTTGTTCCGTCATCCGCTATCCTCCAAACATTTAAATTAGCTGCGACTGTTCGCCGCTCCCCATCACCCTTAAATGGATACACACTATGTTGTAACCAAGAAGGGAACATAAAAAACTTACCGACTTCCGGTTTCATGATGACCATCTGTGGTGGACGCAAACGCTCTGTATCCATCAATGAACCTGTCCCGTAGTGAAACGTGATACAACCGTCAGAATGACCGCTTGAATTATACAAAGCATATTCGCTTGTGCCAGAAGTCGGCTGATCTAAGATCTGTTGTGGCACTTTAGTCCAGCACGTACAACTAATGCCCATAATAGTTTTAGTGCCATGATCATGTATCGGGTTGTAATCACCTGCATAGCTATGGACGGACCAGAGTTCATCTGTCTCTACCATGCGTGTGTCTTGAAAAGGGTTAACGGTAGAACCAGCAAAGTTTTTGATGTAATCCGCACCCATAATCTGAATCAGCTCGTTAAACTTTGCCAGCTTAGGGTGTTTATGATCCATCGTAAGCTGTTCGCCGTTACCGATCTGACCGACTAACGTACCCGCATGAGATACTCGATCTTCTTGATTCAAAAGATCGTCGAGATATTCGTTTAAGTCATTGATCATCTCATCTGGGAGCATTGCTTCCATCAAGAATACCGCTGGCAGGGGGTGCATACGATATTCTTGTCTGACTTCGGGCATTAGTGTCTCCTCACCACAAATGACTGAAAACTATTATCGGTAATATAACTAATACTACCAATAACAATTCTACCATCTATGCGCTTGGATCGTAGTCTTCTGCTTTCTTAATCGCAGCGTCAATCGCAGTGAAGTCTTCTGACCCCCAATCGCCTAACGCTTTTTGATAAGACATATATCCTGCACTACGCATGACACGCTCTTTCTTCTCTGCTTTGGTCATGTCCTTGCAAAAATCGTTATCGTCATCAAGACAATTATCAATCACGGAAATACTCCCGATCATTGCTGCGAAAGCCTGTGCTTTCTCTTCGTCTGTACGTGCTACTTCTTCTGCCATTTTTTATCCTCCTGATTTTAGTTTTTCAACTTCTGCTGCCAGTTCTTGAACTGCTTTTACTAAAGGCTCTATTAGCGCAGTATGAGCTAATCTTTGCACACCATGCTCATCTGTGCTCCAGCCATCCCAATCATCTACACCAGCTTTATCAAGGGCTGATTTTATTTCTTGAGCTACAAAGCCCCACTGAGTGGTGGTTGTATCAAAAACATTATCTTCTGCGTTTTCTTCATACAAATGCTCAAGCTCTTTATCTGATGAATCAAGCTCATGATTGCCTTTCCAGTTATAGGTCACAGGCCTTAGATCATTTATAAAATCAAGACCTATAGAAACATCTTGAATGTTTTTCTTTAACCTTTCATCAGAACTGTGCGCCCAATTCGGTGTTCCAGTAAACGTACTAGTAATTTTGTTGGTACTGCTTCCGAAAGTAACGGTGTTTGCTGCACCAGTAACAGCAGCGCCTATAACGATTGCCTGAGAGACCGTTGCACTACTAGTATCCGTGTTAAATCCAATTACAACATTGTTTTGACCAGTAGTAACGTGATCTCCTGCAAGACCACCTATGAGCGTATTATAATACCCTGTGCTTACTGAAGTACCTGCTGACCGACCTACTGCTACATTATAAAAATTATTAGCTGTTGTACCGGAAGCCTCTTGGCTAGTTAATGCAGAAACTCCAATAGCTACATTCCCACTTCCATTTAGATCTGCATCTAAAGCTCCATATCCTATCGCTACATTCTCAATCCCTACAGTAAGGCTGCTTCCTGCAACACCACCGATGAGCGTATTTTGATACCCCGTGGTTACTGACATCCCAGATTGAAAACCAACTGCTGTATTAAACGCATCAGTAGCCGTAGTAAAGTTTTGGGTAGTTAACGCTTGTAAACCTATTGCCGTAGACTTGCTGCCTAGCGTATCTGCATCAAGTGCCAAATAACCAATAGCTACATTGAAATCTGCGTCTGTAAGATGATCTCCAGCATTAGCACCCACCAAGACGTTTTTAACCCCCGTAGTAATATTTGCTCCTGCTTGAAACCCAACGGCAGTATTAAGTGAATCTGTAGCGGTGGTGAAGTTTTGAGCGCCTAATGCTTCGTATCCCACGGCGACTGTCCTGCTTCCTAACGTATCCGTAGTCAACGTCCCCCTACCAACAACCACATTGAAATCTGCATCGGTAAGCGCGTCTCCTGCAAGACCACCAATTATTGTGTTGCTTATACCACTTGTGATAGACTGCGCCGCTTTAGATCCCACAGCCGTGTTGTAGATATTTCCTGAACTAACATTTGCTGCTTCTAGAGCCGATGTTCCTACCGCTACATTATTTTGACCGCCTACATCAGCACTTAAAGCTTTGTAGCCCACCGCAACATTGTCAGAGGCAGCTTGAAGAGCGTCACCAGCTAGACCACCGATTAGGACGTTCTGAAGTCCCGTAGTGACTGAAAAGCCAGCATCAGCACCCACAGCAGTATTATAAGTATTTGTAGCAGTAGCGGGATTCATCGTTCCAAGGGCCAATCTACCTATGGCAATGTTCTGACTGCCTAATTGGTTTGTTCCTAACGCATCAGTTCCTACGGCAACATTGTTGTCGGCATCTGTAATAGCATCGCCCGCATCCGAACCAATCAAGGTGTTGCGAATTCCAGTGGTTATTGATTGACCCGCTGTAAACCCCACGGCTGTATTTGCGCTGTTAGTAGCAGTCGTGAAGTTTTGCGAACTTAATGCTGCATAACCAATAGCAGTACTTTGGCTACCTTTAGTATCAGTGCCCAAAGCAAGAGTACCAACAACGACATTGAAATCAGCATCAGTAAGTGCATCCCCTGCAAGACCGCCGATTAAGACATTCTCGACTCCCGTAGTGACTGACGCACCGGCTTGGTAGCCAATCCCAATATTGTAGTTATTTGTGGCTGTAGTAAAATTTTGGGTTTGTAAGGCTTCATAACCGATGGCAACAGCATATCCACCTTTGGTATCGCTTGTTAAAGTAGCGTAACCAAGTGCCGTGTTACGCGCCCCGGTTGTAAAAGCATCACCAGATAAAGCTCCAACCAGAGTGCTATTGCTCCCCGTGGTGACTGCTGAACCAGCACCATATCCGACAGCTACATTGTAAACAGTCGTTACAGTAGTAAAGTTTTGAGCCGTTAGAGCATCATAACCTATGGCAACACTTCTACCGCCTTTAGTATCTGCATCTAGTGCATGATTTCCGATTGCGACATTTCTTCCCCCGCCAGTTGCAGCAGCTAATGTACTATGACCTACGGCCGTATTGAAATTTGTTTCTGCATTTGCAGCCAAACTATTATATCCGATCCCGGTGTTGTTACCCCCAGAAGTACTGCCGGTGCCAGCTTGAGAACCCAGAAACGTATTCTGCCCACCCGTGGTGACTGCATAACCAGCAAAATGCCCAATCGCAGTGTTATGCATATTTGTTGCTGTAGCTGGATTTTGTGTTCGCAAAGCAGACGCACCTACTGCAACTGAGGCGCTACCAACTTGATTAGTTCCTAAAGCATCATATCCAATCGCAATATTTTCATCTGCGTCTGTGATGTCGTCACCGGCAAGACCTCCGATAAGGACGTTCTTAACTCCCGTAGTCATTTGCTCGCCAGCTTGATATCCAACAGCTACGTTGAAAACGTCAGTCGCGGTACTTAAGTTTTGCGCAAACAGAGCATCCGTACCTATAGCAACAGAATTACTACCTTTAGTATCACTTGATAAAGCGTTATGACCCACTGCTGTGTTATCGTCAGAATCTAAAAGAGCATCTCCAGATTGAGCACCAATAAAGACGTTTCTAATCCCTGTGGTGACTGACAATCCCGCTTGATGACCTACCGCCACATTAAAATTGCTGTCATCATTATTTTGTGCAGCTAACGCTGATACACCCACAGCCACAGATTTATTGCCTGTGTCCTCTGCTCCCAGAGCGTTATAACCAAACGCAACATTTTGCTGACCAGTAGTTAAAGCATCGCCAGCTAGACCTCCGACAAGAGTGTTAAAAGTACCCGTAGTGACTGCATTACCCGCATAATATCCGACTGCTGTATTGTGAGAATCTGTAGCAGTCGTAAAGTTTTGCGTTGCTAATGAACCTCTACCTACCGCAACAGATTTATGACCAAGCGTATCTGATCCTAACGCTTGATAACCCAGTGCTACACTGTCATCAGAAGTGGTAATAGCCGTACCCGCTTCATCGCCTACTAATGTATTTCTTGAACCACCAGATTGAATGCTGTTACCAGCGTTTGCACCGAGTTTTACATTGCTCGTTCCAGCAGTCGGAGTCGTGATCGAATCCACTGCATCAAGAATGATACTGCCAGCAGAATCTATCGTCAGATCACCAGAAGACAGATCAATCTCAGTTCCATCAATCGTGATGTTATCTATTGATATACCAGCATCGGCTGTTACCGCTCCGGTCACACCTAGAGTTCCACCTAGAGTAGCGTTACCGCTAACGTCGATAGTTCCGTTCACATCGATAGCAGTAGCGGTCAGGTCTATCTCATCTGTCGCACCCAAAGATAGAACCGTAGCACTAGAACCTTGGATAAACTGACTCGCATCGTTGAACATCAGTTTGTTAGTAGAGTTCAGTGTCAGACCAGAACCATCTGTATGTGTCAGTGTGGTATCAGCGTCAGCGCCAAATTTTATGATTGCGCTGTCTGAGGAAAGGATCAGGTCATCGCCAACTGTAAGATCGTCATCGACAAAGAGATCTGGGATCGATAGGTCTTGAAACGCATCGACCATTGCAGCGCCAGAACCCGCGCCATCTGAATAAATTGCTTTAGTTTGCCCGTTTGCTATGGTTATGTTCGCGCCAGAGCCTTGGCTGATGATGATCGAAAATCCCCCGGATGTTGCATTCTCGATAAACCACAATTTTGAGACGGTATTCGGCCCTATCGTGATTGTGCAATTCGAATCTAGTGTGCCGGTGTACTTCAGAAACAGAGATCTACCGGGATCTGTGGACCCGTCTGCGATAGTCGTTGTGTGCGTGTCTGCGTTGGTTGTTATCGCCTCTGTGCCAAAAGAGAACGACTCAGCAATAAGCTCGAGGTTGGTATTTGTAGTGACCCCCCAGCTACCTGAGCCTTCTCCTGTCGCTAGTTCTGTCAAACGTAAATCATTTACAAACGTAGCCATATTTATTCCTCGCTATGCTGCATCCCGTCCTGCTTCAATATCAGAGTAACTTGGTGTTTGTGATGTGGATACACCTGAGAAACTCGGAGATTGAGTTGTCGAAACATTACTATAGTTGGGGGTTTGATCTGTGTCTATGTTTGAGTAGATCAGGGGAGCGCCTACCGAAGCAGTCATAGAGAGACCCGTCACTTCCACAATACTCGCTGAAACGGTTGTCGGAGAGCCAAGTCCCGATTGCAATCCGAAGCCATCAACAGAGATATTGTTGTCACAAGTTAGGGTGACAGAACCAAGGCTTGAGCTAATAGAGAACCCGTTCACAGATACACTCGCGCTTGCCTGTATGGTTGGTGTTCCTAGCGCTGAAGTGATACCTGTGATAGTTGGGACGTTTACGATGGACGCAGCAACGATTTGGATTGAACCCAAACCGGATGTGGTTGCCTGTCCTGTGACACTGACGTTGGCGGTCCCTGTAACCGTCAGCGAACTGTTAAGGGCTGAGATGATCGACTGTCCGGTGGGAGTTACATCCGCGCTTGCCTGAACAGTCGGTGAACCAAGTGAAGACGTAATACCAAAACCGCTGACGGAGACAATCGCATCAGCGGTTATAGTCGGAGTGCCGAGACCGGATGTTGTTGACAGCCCTGTGGGTTCGACGGGTATGGCTTCGTTCCAAGCACCCTCACCCCAAGTGCCTCTACCCCATCCGGTAATATTAGCCATTCAGTTCAGACTCTGCTTCTTTCAAGAAGTTGATACATCGAGTCATGATGTCACGAGTGGCATCAGTCATAAAATCGGTGGCGAGAGAATCTTCCATCTCTTTAATCGCCTCTTGGATATTTTCTAGCGCAGTCACAAGCATCTCCTAGAGTATGCTTGTGATTGTATACGCTACGCTGCTGCCTCCAAATCTTTTTTTGGCAAGCCCTGAAACTTGCGCTTCATGATCTTGCGAACCTGAGACCAAGACTTGTTGAAGTGTGGATACAGACTCGTAATCTGTCGGTG